CGGATCCGGGGTGTGACGGAAGATTGCACACCGCGATCCAGATAATCGTCAAGCCGGTTGCGTACAGGTCGATCCCGGAACGTGCGGTCACGAAGCCATGATGCTCTGGGCGATGTCGCGCATCCTGGTCAGCTTGAGAATGAGGTGAACCTGCGCCATCTTGCCCATCTCGGTGAGGTCGGCGGACGGATGGAGAATCGCCTCGCGCACCATCGCGAGGAGCGCGTCGAGTTCCTCGCGGTACAGCAAGTCGGGATCCATCATCGCTGCCCGGGGACCGTCCTCGTTTCATGTGGGGCTGGTGGTCCGGCGCTCTCGCGGGGCAGCGGCCCCGCCGCCTACCTGCCGCGGCGCTCGTTGTACCCACGGGTCCAGCCGGCGGCGATCTCGGCCTCGAGTCCGGCCAGCTGGGGGTACTCGGTGACCGCGTACTGGATGGCCATCTGCTTGCGGACGCCCATCCGGTTCTTGAGGGCGCCGATCCCGCGGGCGAAGGAGCTGAGGTTCTCGGTGGCGGGGATGTTGTTCGTCGTCGTCATGATATTACTATACTCACGTTCGCGACGTTCGCAAGTCTCGTGATTAACTATTCTGCAAGTGCAGGATCCGATGGGGTTTCTGAGTTAGAGCGCAGCTCGTCGATGACGCGATTAAGCTCGTGTATTGCGGTTCTCTGCTTGGCGATCGCGGCGTCGCTCGCTCCAACGACCTCACGCAGGTCCGCGATCTCCTGCGCGTCTCGCTGGTGTATTAGTGCGCTCTCGATCGCCGATGATCCCCAGTCCGAGCGCGACATGGTGTCCCGCGCGACGTCGACCCTCGCGGCGACGTCGGCGGTCACCAGCACCTGGATCCTGACCGATCGCTTGGCATCTCCCTTGGGCCTGGGCCCGCCGCGCGCGGGCTTGATCCGCCGTCGCTTCCTCTCGGCGGCGACGGCGGCCACCGGGATGTTCAGCTCGGCGGCGATCAGGCGGTCCGAAATCTTGCCGAGCTTCGTGATGCAGGCGGCGGGAAACGGATTCGAGGTGGTCACGCAAACACCATACTCACGCGTCCGCTAATCGCAAGTCTCGCGAGTAGCTACGTCCCGATCCCGTCGTGGTCGCGGATCACAGCGTACTCGCGGTGTGGTCGACGCCGGCCACCTCGAGTGCCCGTTCGAGCACGCGCGGCAGGGTAGCGGCGCACACTAGCACCGACCCGATCGGCGTGTTGGGGTACCATTGGACGGTCCATAACTCGCCGGTCGCGAGGATAGCCGCGCGATCTTCGGGGCGCAGCTCGTCGCCGTCCTTCGCGTCCGGACCGTCGTCGTCGAGCCACTGTTCCACGGTCTGGTAATAGGCCTTGTGCGGGTTGTGCTCGATCGTCAGGTTCAGGTGCCGCGGCAGCGCCGGCATCACGATCGCGTCTGCGTTACACGCGTGCAGTCCTCCGCTGCCCGTCGATCCGACTGGGCATCCGGTCGCGTTGTTGAGATTCGCGGACAGGTAGCGGTCGTACTGGACGACGCGCCCGCAGAACATGCAGACCATCGGGACGCAGCTCATGACGGCAATTCCACTGCCAGCAGTGCTAGCCTCGCATGATACCTGTCGCACCTTGCGCGCATTACCGCGTAATAATAATCTTCGTCGAGCGTCACGTCGTCGCCTGATCCGCCATCGTCCATCCATCTCGCTTGTTCGCGGAACATGTATCTCCACTCCGCAAAAAAACGTTCGCACCGCTGAATTCCCATCTCAAGGGCGTGCCTCTCGATTGCTGGTATTCGCTCCGGCCCTAGCCCGCTGGCTGTATCGCGATAGCATCGCCATACTTCGCTCGTAAGTGCGATGCGAATGTCCACGCTGATCATTTTTTTCCTTTCGCGATCTCCAGCGGAAGTAAGCGCTCGAACGTCGCCGAGAACGATGCGCCGCCACGCTTGGCCACGCCGTCCGCCTGCCCGCTGTGAAGCAGGGCGTCGATCGGGCGCGACCCGAGAAGCTCCTTGATCGGCAGGCGCTCACGGCCAACGCGCTTGAAGATGCCCTCGTGTCCGCTCGACATGCGCGCCACGAAAGCCCCGCGGATGAGCGTCCTCTTGCCGCGATTGACCTCGACGACAACGCCGCCCTGATCGCGGGGTCCCTGTCGGCGCTTGCCCATCTTCGGGCGCTTCTTGACCTGGTGTGGGTACGCGATCAGCGGAACGGGCTTTCCGCTGACCACGAGAGCCCACTCGAGCTTTTCGATCTCGCTGCCGCTCGCCCGCCGAATGGTCAGCGCCCGGTTGACGTACTTGCTCGACAGCCGCTTGAGCTCGCCGATGCGCTTCTTGGCCTCGCTGCGCATGTCGCGCAGGGCGGTCACGCCGGCCTTGCGCAGCGCGCGTAGGACGGCGGCCTTGAGCTTGCCGGTCTCGAGCCCGGCGATCCCGGACTTGTCCCACTCGACGCTGATCGATCGTGCCATAGGGCAATGGTCTCACGTCGCCGGTTCGCCCGGTGATAGCGGGCGCATCGCGGACGGGTGTCGAAGTTCAGTGGGCGGTCCCGCTGGCACGTGCCAGATCCAGCGATAGCTCTTGTGGATGCCGCGATGCGCCGCGCGAGCGTAACACGCTGCTGACCCAGGGATCTTCACCGTGTCGATTTCTGGTCAGCGCGGGCGCCGCTTGTTGGCTACGATCGTAGCCATCCGACGACGTTCCTCCATGCGCTGCTTGACGATCTGCAGGGCGACATCGCGCAGAACGTACTTGCGATCCAGCCTCGCGCCGAGGTAGCGCACCTTGGCGCTGCGCGCCCATTTGCTGAGCGTGCTCGGCCTAACCCCGGCTCGCATCGCCTGCTGGCGGTCGATCATGACCGTCGCCCGGGTTGGATCCCGAGGACCTGGACAGCGTTCGGCCGCGTGCTGTAGAAGGTCACCGGGCTGCAGTTGAGTTCCGCAGTCGGACGGGCAGGCCACCGTGGGCTCCCGGACGGCGGCGGCCGCAACCTCACGTTTTTCGGCGAACGACAGGCTGTTGTACGGGGGCTGCGGATCGGCCATCCGATGGCCAACATACCACGCCGCCGGTCAGCGCGATCCAGCGGTCACACCCACCCGGCCACGAGGTACCGACTGGCGATGGCCCACTACCGGCTACGTTGGAGTCCGAGCGACCGCAGCAAGGAGATCCGCTAAGTCGCCCTCTGGCACGATGCACACCTGCCTGCCGTTCCGGATCGCCGGCTCGCTACGTGCGTTCACCCTCTCGACCCGGTCTGCCAGCGCCGCGAGAGGGTGCACGACCGCGTTTGCTCGCTGTTCCTCTCTCGCCTGGTCGACGAACCAAGCGAGCTCAACATCTGGCAGATCGTACGCGCCGGAGGTGCCCACGGACCGCATAGAGGGGGCGTTGGCTGGCACGCTCGGCAGGTCGGTCATCGCACCTACGACCTGCTCCTGCAGCTCGTGTAGAGCGCGCTTGGCCTCGCTCCTGGCGTGCTCGGCCGCCAGCAGGTCTGCATGGTCGCTCTCTGCCTGGTCGTTGGCCGCGGCGATGCGGAGCTCGAGATCGGCCTCCCTGGCCTTGCGGGCGCGCAGCTCGAACCTGAGCTCGTCAACGAGCGAGCACAGCCGGGCGATCTCGTCGGCCGTCTCGCGCGTGACCTGCGCGCGCGCCGCCTGCTCCGCTGACCGCTGCTTGCGCTCCTCGTCCAGCGCGCTCGCAAGCAACTCGCACCCCTCGCCGAGTTGGTACGCTTCGTCGTCCGCCAACTCGACGACCGGCCCGTTACCCGCTGGCCACGAGCGCACCACGAGCCCGTTGTGCGGACCACGGATCGACTTGGCCTTGGCCGCGAGATCGAGCAGGTCATCGATCGCGAGGCGCTCCGGGAGCGGCGCCGGCAGTGCAGGCCAAGGAGCAGGATCCAACGAGCTGAACGGGATGCGCTCCCCGCATCGTAGTTCGCCAGCGCGCCGCATTTCGTCCTCTGCTGTCGCGCACGTCCACGTAGGCTTGCGATCGACGTCCTCGAACGAATCCCACCTGTGCACGTGATTGCGCGAGCAGGACGCCACGCGGGACCAGTCGATCTCGACACCACGAATATCGTGCCGGTCCCGCGCGTTGGACTCGCTCTGGATCTCGTCGATGATTGGTCCCATGTCCTTCACGGCGTCACACCTCGTGCGCCGGCGAACCTGATGTGCACCTCAGCGTACGTCGATCCCATGTCGCGCACCTCGTCGTTGGACTTCTGCTTACCCATCACCGCACCGCCTTCGCGCGAGCGTTGATGATGTCGGAAATGCGAGCGCGTGCTGCACGGACGTCGTCCTGAGTCAATGGCCCATTGTCATACGGTCCGCGCTGCATCCTAAGCGCGTCTGCGCGCGCATCAGACGGCAGATCGTACGGGTCAACAGACCGGATCTGCTCGTCGGTCAGGTTGTCCGCGGTGATCTCGATCGTCATCGGGACACCTCCAGCTGCCGGATGATCGACGCGATCTCGTCGGCCGACGACCGGCAGATCTGCTCGAGCGCGCCGGCCTGGTAGGCGTTGCGCATCTCGCGCTGCGGGCCGTCCGGACAGCGTGCAGCCGCGCGCTCTGCCGTGTACTGGGGAGCTACGGCCAGCCGCGCTTGCAGGGTTCGTAGTCGTTCCGTTGCCGCTTCGATCTCGCTCATGTTGCGCTCCTTCCGATCGTCTTGATGACGAGCTCGGCGTCCGCGTACGCGCGCCGGGCCCCGAGCAGGGCATCGTCGCACGCGCTCACGCACTTTCGTTGCTCGCCTGCCGTGACCGACAGTTCCGATCGGGCGACCTGGAGCTGGGCGATAGCGATCGACAGACTGCGGAGCGCCGTGCACGCGCGGGCGTACTCGATGTGGCGGGTGTCGCTCACGGATCAGATCTCCTGCCTGTCGCCGGGACGCTCCATCGACTGCGAGATCGTGCCGTCGGGTTGCACGGCGACATCCGGCACGCCAGGCGCTGGCCACCCTTCGGCGCCGTAGTAGTCGGTCGACAGCCGCGCGCGGGCCGTGTCGTCGTAGCTCTGTCGCGCCTCGTCTACCTGCCTGGCCGTCATACCTAGCCGGCGTGCGGTCAGGACGTGCTCCGGCGCCGAGGGGTCGGCGAGGTACGCGCGGACCATCGCTGCTGCGGCGGGGTCGCGGTGGTGGTGGTGGTCGCAGACATGATGTGTGCTCCTGGTTGACTGACGTTGACGTGGCGTCCCTCGAGGCCACCGACCGGGGCCGGTGAACTCGAGGGGCACAGCGGCCCGGTTCAGCGTGACGGGAAAACGCGGTCCTTGCCGCGACCGGAAGGGCGCCGCGTGGCGCTGGCGCAGTCCGACACCGGCTATGCTTCGATGGGGCCGCCACGACGCTCGGAAAGACATCAGACGCGATGACCGTGCACGCAGGTAAAACCCTCGCTGGGCGTGTGCCGGTAAGCCTCGTTGCGCGTGCACCCGCAAGACGCATCACGAAGCTTTGGCTGGCATTCGGTGCACAGCCAGCGGCGGCCGTCGAACTGGAGCCCGCGGCTCTGGTCGGTCGATCCGCATGAGGCGCAGCAGGTGGTTGGGGTCGCATGCTCGGCGGCTTGGCTGGTCATGACCGAGGATATTGCTTGCGGCGTGCCACTGATAATCGCCATCAACTACACGACTTCGCACCGCGACGCGTCGCGCAACACAGTCCGGCGTGACGCAAGATATTCACGGACCGGATACCGATCGCAACACTCCGGACTACGGCACGTACCTAACCAGGCTCTGGCACCCGACGATTCTGCCAGCGCCGTCCCGCACCTGCTGACCCGGGATCAGTAGGTCTCCGGTCCAGCGCCCGCGCGCCTCTGCGACCGGCGGGACCACCATCGACACCACGAGGTAGACGCCTGGCTGCGGCGCGGGCAGGTCGATGACGTCGGTGTATCGGGTGGTCGTGGTAGGGATGGCGATCTCGCAGCGCGCGATCGGATCACCGGTCGGATCTGGGTACAGGAAGATCGCCGGCTGATCGTTGATCTCCTCGACGGCTCGCGTAATCATGCCGCTCGGCCGGATCGTGAATTCTCCGATCGTGATCGCGTGCGGTGTGAGGTTGCGGATCTCGGCATGCCCGCCGAGCGACGGCAGCGGCCATCGCTCGCGCATCGCCACGTTCGCCCTGCGGTGCTGCGCCGAGCTTGGCCAGGATCGCGGCGAGCACGGTCCGGTGGCAGCGCCCGGCGTCGGTGCAGTAGCAGACCAGCGTGACCTCGTTGCGGGCAAGCACCGCGTCCCACCGATCGCGCTGACCGCGCCACGAGGCGCGCATTTCTGCAGTGTACACGTCGACGTACGCACGCCAGTCCGCATCGCTGACGTAGCTGTCGCGGCGGCGCTTGAGTATGGGGCGCAGGATCGCCCACGACGGCGCGAACGCGATCCCGTCCGGCCCAGCGCTCGTGCGGGTGACGTCGAGCCGATCTGGTTCCGCGTACGTCACCCGCGCGGTCCAAACGTTCACTCGACGAGCCTCAGCGCTGTACGCAGGATCGCCGGGTCGCACCTCCCGTGGTCTACGGGCAAGACGATGCAGCGATCGCGGATCGCACGGGTGACGTCGTCAGCGCAAGCGTAGTAGATCGCGTGCGGGTAAGAGATCGTCGACTCGGGAACATCGATCCCCGGGGGCGGCTCGAACTCAAGACGCTCGATGGGCAGGGCAAGCACGGCGACGAGCGGCCACAGGCGGCTAAACCACGCCGGGTCCGTAGAGAGCCGCAACAGCGCCGTGAACCGCGTGTGCCCGTGGTGCGCGAGAGCCCGCTCCGCGAATCCCCTGGTGTACGGCCACTGAAAAAACGTGCGTGTTTCCTTGCCTGCGACGCCTGACCTCGCCGGCACCCCATGGCGCGCTCCAACGATGTACAGGCCCGGATGCGTCCCGGGCTCGACGCCCCCGAAACCGTCGCCTCCGTCCTCTAGCATGCAGCGATCGACGGCGGCGATGTGCGAGCGCGGGTTTGAAAAAAGGTCTACGTCGAAGGTTCCGAGCGCGTGCGCCCACGCTTTCGGCGTGCACCACTGCCCTCGCTCGACCTCCCCGCTGTTGCCCTGCAGGTTGGCCACCTTGTCGGCAGCGGCGACGCGCTTGCGGTCCTTGGCTGGCAACCGAGCGGCCGCCCGGTTGAGCTCGGCGCGCTGGGCGATGATCTCGTCGGCGGTGAGCTCGCGGAACGGAGGAGGCGGCGATCCGGCGGCTGGACAGGGCGCCTTTGCACCGGTCTGGTCGTCGTCCTCCTCACGCACGCCAGCGCCGCGCGGCCGCAGGTCAATCCCGGCCTCCGCCATGCTCGGGAGCCGTGTACGCTCGTCTCGTGGTGCATCGGCGTCCAATGCACCACGGAACCGCTCGGCCACGACCTCCGAGTACCGGATCGCGTCCTTGGCCTTGTCGGCGCCGATGCCGGCGGCGAGCAGAAACTCGGTCCACCGCTTGGCGCCGGGCCCGCTGACGGGATGCCGCTCGCGCTCGACCGCGAGCGCCTGGCCGAGCTCGAGCCGGGCCCGGCTGGTGATCTCGCGCGCGGTGGCGTGTCGCTCGAGCGCCTTGGCCTCGTGTTGCTCGGCATCGGTGAGGGCGCGCACCTTCGCCTTTACCAGGGCCAGCGATTGCGCGCTGATGCCTTCGATGATCGCCGCGGCTGGCTTCATCGTGCACCCCTGGCCGCACGGCGCTCCTCGTTTCGCGCTCGTTGCTTCCGGGCGCCCTCGATCGCGGACGGCGTCATGTTAGCTCGAGCGCGCTCCACTAGGTCAGCAACCTGCGCCGGGCTCATCAACTGGGGCGCAAGCAGGCGCACACGATTGAGCGCCTGCGAGGTCTGCGCCGACGACTTGGACAGCGGCGACGCCATCAAGGCCGCACCTTGGCTAGTGCGGCCTCCAGTTCCTTTTCGCCTGCGAACCGCGAGCATCCGCGATAGTGGCTACCGTTCGAGCACCGGCCATCCGGGTGATCGCACGGACCGCGCAGCCTCAGCGCCGCCGCCGCGATTTCGAGCAACACCGGCGCGGCTCTGCGGAGGTCTCCGATGGCATGGCGGACCACTTGCCTTTCCCAATTGTACTGCTGCAGCGAAGAGATACTCGGCCGCTTGTTGTCCTGGTCGCTCATGTTGTCGCTCCTCAAGCCCGGCATCCTTGGCAGCCGTGCTCGTCGTTGATGGTCGGCCCGGCGCAGGCGATGCACCAGGCGATGCGCGCGGGCCGGTATTCGAGCGCGGCCCTCTCGCTGGGGCACGAGGCCGCCAGCCAGTCGAGCTCCCACGGCGCCGCCTTGTCGGCGAGGATCTCGGCGATTCGTCGTCGGTCAGGCTGTGCCGGTTTGGCCTCCGACGACATGTTGCGCGACATGTTTTCGGACTTGGGATCGCGGTCGCCGACAGGATCAAGGCCGTTCGCGATCATCCACCCCCGCATGAACGCGGCGTCAACGCGGTTCACGCTTGCGCCCTCGGCCGCGGGCATCGCTCGTGCACCACGACGTCATCGGCGTAGACGCGCACTCGCTGGTCGACCTGCACGAGTTCGCCGCAGGCTTCGCAGCTGCCTTCGAAACCGAGCGCGATCGTGACACCAGGATCGTCATCATCGATTTCGCTCATCGATCACCGCCAGCTGAGGCCAGCATCTCATCGTAGGTCTCTACGCGGAGCTGCCAGATCTTGCGCTTGCCAGCGGAGCCGCGCTTACTCCAGCTCCAGATCTCAAGCTGTCCGCCGGCATCGACCCATGCTTTAGCGCGCGGCTCTGCGAGGATCTTGGCGCGACGGGCAGCGTGCACACCTCCCTGGCCACCCGTCGCCTGAATCGCGAGGATCGCAGGCGGCTTGGGATCACGCCACGGCTGGCCGCAGCAGTAGCAGGTAACCTCGCCTTCCTCGTTACGATCAAGGGCGCTGTGGCACTCCGTGCATTCGTCCCCGCGCGGCACGATCACCACGAGATCAATAACCCCGAACAGGTCGATCTTGGTGCCTTGCGGCTTCGGGAAAGGAATGTGCCGCTCGACGACGCCGGCGATCCACCCGCGACGCTTGCATTCAGCCAGTGTGCGCGCGGTCGGCGAGGTCGACTTCTTGCGCCGCTTCTTCTCAGGAGCGGCTTCCTCGGCAGCGATCTCTTGGTCGAGTCGCTTGAGCTCTGCCTCGATGCCGTTCTCGCGGATGTTCGCGAGCCCGGCGCCGATGCTCGACTTCGCGATCAGCTCGTCGAGCGAGCTCATCGCGATCTCCAGTCCGCCGGATCATCGTGTGGACCCGGTTGCCAAAGACCGGCGCGCCGCTCGTTCAGCGCCATGATCCCCATCACCGCGCAGGTTCTCGCCTCTTCGATGGTCCTGCATTGAGTGATCTCCGACAGGACGCCTGCGCAGAACGCGACGACTCCGTTCAGCGCGTTGACCTCGGCGGCTTCGCGCTGCAGTGCTGCATCGATCATCGGTCGGCTCCCGTGCTAACCATGTCGGCGAGAATCGCTTTCGTATCCGGCTCGAGGTCGCCGAGCAATGCTACCTTGCGCGGCGCCCCGACGTGCCGGTCCGCACCGCGTGCGGCGCCCACGGCTCCGAGTCCGGATAGCAAACCGCGATCGAACGCCACCGCGAACACGATCATTTCCCCGCGCTTCATCGCAGAACTCCCAGCATATCCTCGAGCATCGCGCGGGTGTCGTCGTCGAGCCGCGATCGGTCGATCGCGGACATCGCCTCGACGGCCTTGCGGGCGTAGTACGCGGCTTCCTCTGGACCGTCGGAGCACGCAAGGTGTCGATCGAACGCTGCGGCCCACACTGCTCGCTGCCCGGACATCATGGCAGCACCACGCCCCTGGTTTGCAGCTCTCGCATCGCGATCACGTCGCCCGGGTCACCGGCCAGTGCGGTCGCCTCGATGAGGTCGCCGTACGCCGATTCCAGCGTTTGGATCCGTAACACCATCGCCTCGACAACCGCCGGCTGGGCGGCCACCGAGAACCGGGCATCGACCTCGAGCGCGCGGTCGAACACATCGGCCCCGCTGGACGCGACAACGACATCAACTGCGCCGTCCCGCCGCGGCGACAACGCCCATGCGTGACAAACCGGGCCAAACGGCTCGGTAGCGTCTCCTCGCTCCCGTACCGATGACAGCGACGCCCGCGCCTTCGCGAGCAGGTCGTCGAGGTCGACTCGCACGCCGCTCATGACGCCCTCGGGTCGATCGCTGTCCCGCCCCGCTGTCCATCCGCGTACCCAGAATCATACGCGGATTCGAGTGCCGCCAGAAGCCACGCTGGCGGTTCGTAGCGCTTGCTGTCGGCGTCGTGCTCTGTCGATCGCTTCGCCAGCTCGGCGCGCGCGATCGATACTAGCTTTGCTCTCTTATGGACAGTCATCGCCGACCTCGTTCCTCGGTGCAGAGCTCGGCGGCGAACCGGAGCGCCACCGCGGCGACCTGGATAGCCTGCCTGCGCATCGCCGATAGGTCGCGATCTTTCTTCTTGGTCAATACGTGGTCCTTGAGCTCCTTCACCTCCTCGATCAGCACGCCGAGCCCTTCATGGGCGCTGTTGTAGGTCGGCCACTTCTCGCGCGCGTCGTGGGCCTCGATCGCTGCGTCGTTGATGGCCCGGCCGATATCGCCGGACGGCGCAGGTTTCGGAGATGTGCATACGCTCATCCTGCCCTCCACGCGCGGCTTCTGGTGGTCTTGCCGGCCTTCGTGGCACCGCGCTTGAGCCGCGCCAGTTCTGCGAGCGCCTGTTCGTGCGTGATGGTCCCGGCCGTCATGCGCGCGATGAGGTCGCGCCGCACTTCCATCGAATCGGCGATCTCGCCGCGCTCCTCCGCAGCCGCTACTGCGGCTAACTTTCGCCGAGCGGTCTCGCGATCGCTCATCGCCCTGCCTCCCGCTTGAGCACGCGGTGCAGCCGCGCGAGGTGCGTTCCGGTAACCGGGCGCCGCGACGGAAGCAGGGGAGATTGCTCGCGCACACCGTCACGCCGTGCCCCGACCTCGCGGCAAGGCTCGCCCGGAGCCGACGCGCACGTCCCGCAGATCGCGGATTGCTCGCGAGCGCTCACTCTTCGGCGCTCGCCTTCTTGGACTTCTTCGGGTTGAGCTTGCTCTTGACCTTGGTCAGCTTCTCCGTCCGGTTCACGTCCTGCAGCACGCCGTTGTCGTCCTCGTACGTGTACGTCTCGAGCTTCAGCTCGACGAGCTTCTCCTGGATCTTCTCGCTGATCCCGTGGACCTCGTCGGACAATGCCGTCCGCTTACCAGCTATCTTGTCGCGCTTGAGGCACATGTCCTCGAGCTCGTCGATGACCTTGCGCTTGGGCGCGGCCGGGATACCGGGAAGGTCTGCCTGTTCTCTTCGTGCCATGCTGTCCTCGTTTCGGTCGTCGTGGGGTTGGTGTTTACTTCGTCGGTCGTCGTCGTAAAGATTCTCCGGTCATGCTCACCCACCGGCCGCACTCGTGCAGGCGGTCGGTGATGCGCTCGCCGTAGCGCTCTCGGAACGGGTTGCGCGCGGCCGCGCCGGGCTCGGCGGCCGGCTCGGTCGCCAGCACGTTGGTCGTGATTACGAGCGGGCGCATCGCGCCGTAGAACACGTCCACGAGCTCGTCGAGGTCGACCAGGAAAGATCCTTTTGGGTCGGCGTACTCGGCCCCTAGGTCGTCGAGCACGAGCGGCCCCGAGAACAGCTGTTCGCGATCGGCGCGGTCGTAGCGCGATGACGCCAACAGGCTCGCCGCCCGCACGAAGCGCCAGGGCTCCGAGCGGGCGGCTGCAAGCCAGGTTGCTGCTACGGTCTTGCCTACGCCCTTCGGCCCGCTGATCACGACGATGCCGATCGCCGATGCGCGCATCCGCTCGTACCACGTGACTCCCGCCGGCGGGTGTGCCCCTGCCCTGAGAGCGGCGATCGCCCGCGCCGGGAACCCACGTTCCGCGAGTGCACCGAGCCGCTCCGACCGCTGATCGCCGCCCTCAGGTGCTGATGCTCGCAAAGCTGCTATCCGAGCATCGTGCGCGGCCCACTCCTCGTCGGTCATGCTCGAGACGCCCGGCATGAGATCCGCGACGAGTTCGGCGGCCGACTTCTCGGCGCGCGCGCGCTCACAGTCGCGCTCGGTCTCTGAGCGACGGTCGTCGGATGGTTCGTCGGATGGTTCTTTCACGAGCTTCAGGTGGGTCATGGGATCTCGATTACACCGTCGGGATACAGGCTTGGGTCGCTGGGCTGGACGGCGCCAACCCTGATGTCTCGCTTCGGTGGCGCGCGCTCCGCGCTGCTCCGCGGTCCTGCGCGCGGGCGCATCGCTGCCGCGCCTTCCGGGGTCTGCGACGCGAGCCGGGGGAAGTTACCGCCGGAGAAGATCGCGCCGTTCAGGTACTGGACGCGTTTGACGGGGTCGGCGATGGCCTCGAGCTCGCCCATCGCGATAGCGTAACGCGCTTTCTTCGCGACGTCGTCGAGCTCCGCGCGCGTCGTCGCTAGCGCGAGGTGACCAGCCAGGGCGCCGTCGAGCCCGTTCTCGAACGCGAGGCACGGGTTAAGCTTCTGCCCGATCTTCGCTCCGACGCGCTCGCGAGCCGCGTTGATCAGCTCGCGCATCTCGTCGCGGATCGCCCTCCGGTCGTCGGCTGTCGGGATTGTCGGTCGCCGCGGTCGATCTGGTTCTCTGCGAGGCGTCTGTGCATCAGTTGCGAAGTCCGAGGTCGGTTGCAAAGTCCGAGGTCGGTTGCAATCCGTGTCGCCGTTTCCGATCCCGCGGGGAAAGTCGCCAGTCGACGGCTTCTGACCAGCGCGATCCGGGGTCGGGCTGGTCTGCGGCTCTGCGACGTTGCCGGCGTCCAGGATTTCGCCTTGCCGGACGTGTCCGCCCCCGTCTGAAGCTTGCGCGCGGGGCCAGGGTTGTCCGCTGCCTGGCTGTCGGCCGTCGACTGGCGTAGGTTGTGGTACCGGCCGTACCGGCTGGTGTGGTACCGGTGCTGTGGGATCGCGCGGGAGAGAGACTTTCTGATCTTGAAGATCCGGAGCAGGAACCGGATCCGGAGGAAGATCCGGAACCGGATCCGGAAGGTTCCCGCGTGCTTCGCGATCCGACGAAGCACTGCTTCGTTTTGCTTCGTGCTTATTTCTTCGCGATTCACCGCTCTTACGACCACCTTTTCGTCCTGCTTCGCGTTTTGCTGCGAGGTACTCGATTCGCTCTGCTGCGCCCTTGATCCGCACTCCGGCGTCATCGTGCTCACCGAGATCGACATCGATCATCGCCTGAGCGAACCCTGCTTCGCCGGCTGCCACGTCGATCTCGTCCGATGAGATCACGTCGGTCTCTTGGTCATATGTGAGCGCGAACACATCAAGCAGTGCCCCCATGGTCTCGCGGCGCGACCACCCGAACCGTCTCCCAAGCAACACAACCCGGGCATCGCGCAGGAACTTGTCGTCGATCGACATGCGGGCCATCAGCCGGCCTCCGCAAGCTCGACCTGGTCACGACGGCACGCGCGCGCGAGCTCTACCAGCCAGGCCGCGAACGCCGGTGGCGTTCGGCGGCGGATCTCCTTGCTCGCACCAAGCAGCCGATCTCCGTCGTGGCCAGAGCGCTTAAAGTCGCCGTACCAGATGCCGTGCGTCGGTCGACGCCCTGGCATTGGCGGGGCGATCTTCGCCGGATTGTATCCGACGAGGTAGAGCCATGTTGGCTTCGCGCAGGCGTGTCCCCACTCGACCTGATTGACCGCGATCGTGATGCCGCCGTAGACGTCCGGAAGCCATCCGGGGTCCGGCATCCCGCAGAACGGCCACAGCCGAGAGTCTGCAGGATGCTCAAGCACGCCCCCCCATTCCCGCACGGTCGCGACAGCCGCTGGTGCGCAGTCGTGTTCGGCGCCGCGGTAGAGGTGGCGCAAGCGACCCCAGGGACCGCACGGCGGGTGCGCTACCACCGGGTGTGGCCCGGCGTACTTCCGAGCGTCACGCTCGAGGTCCCACGGCTCGACGTCGGGCATCGAGAAGTACGGCCCGCCTCTTTCCACGTAGAGCGCCGCCACGCTGATCATTGACCGCTCCGTTTCCTGCGCGACCACTCGCGGGAACATGCGCGACAAGCTCTGCCGCCGCCGCGACGCAGCCGAACGTTGTTGGCGACCAGGGCGTGACCGTTCGCGCAATGGGTGCGAGCGGAAAGCGCAGCGCCGCGCCGAGCGCGCCCCTTGCTATCCATGTCAGCGTTGTTGTCGGCTACCGTTCCGAGGAACAGGTGCTCCGGGTTGCAGCACGACGGGACATCGCAGCGATGGAGTACACAGAGTCCGTCGGGGATCTCGCCGTTGAACAACGCCCAGGACGCGCGGTGAGTGAACGCCGGACCCTTGCCGGATCCTACGAAGATCCGGCCGTAGCCCTTGCGATCCTTCGAGCCCATCCATAGGTGACATCCGGATTCGCCGAGCGTCACGTGCTTGGCGATGCGGACGCCGATGCCGCCACGCTCGACGTACAGCGCCGCGACCGTCACCAGTGCTCCTCGACAGCGATGTCAGCCGGCTGATGCGGCGAGCGCCGCGAATGCTGCGATCCGCCGGTACGGGCCCCCGCAAGGTCGGTCGTCCAGTGACCTCGCGCGGAAGGCGAGCAGGCGCAGATCCAGCGATGCCGCGGCCTTTCTCCCGTCACGAGCGGTGGCCTGGTCTCTATGGTCACGTGGTGCGTCACAGCGTCCTCGGGTGGTACTTGAAGTTGCTCGATACGTGCCCAACGATCCCGCAGAGCCTGCAGGTCGGCCGCTTGCGAGGTTTGTCTCCGTTGCCACGCGAGCCGTCATCGTCGGGGTCATACGCGTTGTCCGGCGGCGCATATACGGCCACGACAACCTCTCCAAGATCGCCCCTGCGATGTGGTGGTATGATCGTCGCGCTGAGCGAAGGCGTGGGGAGACCGGCTAAATTGCCTAGCTTGGCGTCAACGCGGGAATGCATCGCTCCGCGCAGCTCGTCGGCTGTCACCGGCCGTCCGTAGAGCCGCATCGTTCCGCCGGCCGCCTTCACCAGCGCGCAAAGCTCGTCGATGGGGTCGCTCATGGCTCGACCTTTCGCAGGCGGTCGACCTCGTGCGCGTCCCACCAGAACTCGCAATCGTATGAGGTCCCTGCCCCCTTGCCGCGCGTTCGTACGCGCGTGTTGCGGACGTAGACGCGCTTCGCTGTGATCATCGAGACGCGCCCGCGGTCGGTGCCCCGGAACGTGTCCCACTCGACCTCGTCGCCGATCAATAGGTTCCTCATCCCTCACCTCCGAGGTCGATCCACGCCGCCGCGCCGTGCTGTTCGATCCGTCTCCGGTACCCGGCGTAGGATCGCCTGACGAAACGGCGCGTATCCGTATCACGCCCGGCAAGCAGCGCCACCCAGTGGTCAGCGATCACGCGCGAACTGCTCACGCGGCGGCCTTGCGCGCCTTGCGCTGACCCCGCTGCCACGCCGACACGAACTCGACCATGTCGACGGACATCCCATCCTCGACGATGCGGCGCAGGTTCTCGAACGTGATTCGCTTGGCGTCGTTCTCGGCGTTGTGCACGACCGACGTCGAAAGCTCGGCGTTGCCTGCCACCCGATAGAGCGAGAGCTTTTTGCGCTCGCGGAACATCCGGATCGTGCCCCCTAGCGTGTCGCAGGTCGTCATGCTCCTAGGTGTCGCCAATCCGGAGGCCGGGAGTCAAGATGCGACCATCCGGAAACTTTCTACGTGAGATCGCGAAACGCAGAACGAATGATGCTTGACTTTTCCGCGCGGGCCCCGCGATAAGGGAAACCATGTCCGATATCGATCGCATGACGTCGAACGAGATCGCCAAGGAGGTCGCCCGGCTTCACAGGCTTGCTTCCAAGGGCGACATCACGCCGATCCAGACTGCACGCCTGGAAGCGCTCAAGAGCGCTGCCAGCCGGATCTCGCGCGCAACGCGACGTGACAGGTTCGCGTGGTGACCGACCTCATCGCCTGCATCGGGATCTCGCTGGGGATCATCCTCGTGTGCGGGATCTTTCTCGCGCTCGACCGGCCCTGCGCGGTGGCCGCTACCAGGCGCGCGATCATGCGGGATCGGCGGGGTCGCATCGCGGACATCGCGCCGGCGCTAGGGCGCGCAACGGAGCTACCGTGACCTCTCCCGACCGGTACCTCATCGACAAGGCGCTTGAGCTTTCGCGGCAGTCACCATGCCAGAAGTCCAAGCGCGGGGTGGTGGTATGGGATCCTGCGAACGGCGAGCATCGAGGGGGCGGCTTCAACGGGCCCCCCGGCGATCTTCCGTGTGTAGCTGCGCGCGACGGCCAACCGTCATCGGCGTGCCATTGTTCGCTGCGCTGCATCCACGCCGAGATGCGGGCGATCGACGAGGCACGCGGGTACATCGCTCGCCATCACCCGCCCGGCCCATACGACCTGCTTCATGTCGAGCTGGCTCCCGATGGCGGCGTTGTGGCATGCAACGGACCGACGTGCGCGCAGTGCTCCAAGCACATCGTCGAGTGCGGATTCGTGGGCCGCGTGTGGCTGTTCGAGCGCGATGGGTGCGCTTATTGCGACGCCAACACCATCGCGCCTGATCGGCCAGAGCTTAGGAGCAAGCAGCAGTGCGGACGTGGGCATGGCGGATGGCGATCGTATGACGTCGCCGAGTTCCACCGGCTTTCGCTGCTCGCGAACGGAGCCACGCCGTGACGCTTCGCCTGCGCTTCTGGCTTGCGGCTCTTGACGTCGCGCATGCGCTTAGTCTGCCGCGATCGTGTTTCGTCGGCAAGGCGAGCGACGCAACCGACTGGGGACCGCCGGCAGCACAGGCCGCTGCGAAGGCGCCGGCAGCTGACGGGGTCCCGTTCTGATGCGGGCGCAACGCTGCGCCGCGTGCCGCGCCGATGACCGTGCCGTAGCGCTGATGGCAGCTCTCACATCAACTCGCGCATCGGATCACTGATCGACGCCGCTGAGCTACTCGTCGAGCTCGCAACACGCGCCGGAGACGGCGCGAACCAAGGAGACGCGTGACGCCAACCGAAGAACGCGACCGCGCCCGCACCGAGCGGGACCGCGCCAGGGACGCGATCGCGAAGATCCGGCGCATTCTGACCTCATATCGTGCCGGCGAAGAGACCGAGCGATGCGCGTTGATGGCGATCTGGAACGTGGTGGACGCTTCGAAGAAGCGACCATCGGCCACCACTCCGAGAAAGCGAGCGACATCATGATCCAAACTCCACCACCGCGCATCCTGGAGGTCACACCGGCGCAGTACCACAAACTTCCAGGTCTATCCCCATCTCTCGCCAGCACCATGCTGACGAGCTGCCAGGAGATCGCCCGCGACAAGTACGAGCGCAACCTTGAGGAGCAGCGTGCTGACGAGGAAGAAGATGACGGCGACGAGGAGCGCGCCGTCGACCCTCAGAAGCAGAAACGACTCGACCGCGGCGACATCATGCACGCTCTCACGCTAGGCGTGGGCAAGAACATTCAGGTGATCCTCAGCGCGGACCTCGGCAAGGGCGGCAAGTACACAACCAACCGATCGAAGGAACTGCGCGACTCCGCACGTGCGGCCGGTAAGATTCCGGTCAAGGAGCCCGACATGATCGTGTACCGGCGGACCGTCGACGCGATCCGTTCGCGGCTCGCCGGAGCTGGCCACGTGCTCGATGGACGGAGTGAACTCGCGATCGAGTGGTGGGAGGCGTCGACTAACGGACCGGTCCAGTGCCGCACTATGATCGACCACCTCGTGCTGCTCGCCGCGGACGGGTTGCACGTCGCCCCAGGAACTCCTCCGACCTTCGCGAAGGTGTACGAGCTGAAGTTTCCCGACGACGCGCAGCCCGACCGGAACGAGCGCACAGCCGACGCGCTCGGGCACCAGATCGCGCATGCCGCTCGCCTGCGCGCCCTGAACGCACTGTTCCCGTCGCTCGCCGGACGCATCGAGTACCGGTTCCTGTTCTGCGAGTCGCATCGCCCGTACGCGTTCTGGGACCCGACGCCGACAGGATCGTTCTCGGAGCTCGGAGCCAGGCAGTGGATGACCGCCGTCAACATGTGGGGCCGCGGGATGGCCGACGGTAGATGGCCGGGTTACCACGAAGACGTCACGCGCCGGCAGATCGATCTGACCAGGTGGCGAAAGATGCAGGAAGGTTTCACCGTTGACGAATAGAACATTCGAAAGCGAACCGGCACGCCGAACCGGCACCCTGTTCGCGGCCGGCGTCGTCGGCCCTAGCGGTTCCGGAAAGACGAACTCTATGCTTCGCTTGGCCGCCGGCATGCGACGCGTGAAGAAAGCACCGACGTTCGTCGTCGATTCCAACCTCAGGCGTTCGCTGCACTACGCTCCCAGACCGGGCGAGCCGCTCGTAGAGGGCTCGTATCAGGACTTCCAGGTCGTTCACCTCACCGCGCCATTCGACGCCGACAGCTGGCGCGCCGCGTTCCGGCACTGCGTAGAGCGCGGAGCCGGGAGAATCATCGTCGACTGCATGTCTGACGAGCACGAGGGCGAGGGGGGCACCCTGGACACGTTCGATCGCACGCTCGACGATCTGGTAGATCGGCACTTCAAGCGCTACCCTAACAGCAACGAAGACGAGTGGAAGGTTCGTGAGCGGCTGAGCGACCAGGCGTGGAAGGTAGCAAAGGCGCCCCATAAGCAGCTCCGCTTGTGGATGTGGCAGCAGCCCGTCGACTGGCTGCTGGGGTACCGGGCCAAAGAGAAGACGGAGAGGAGAAAGGCGGCCCCACCGCAGCAACCGAAGCAAGTACACAACCAGCCGGCTGATCGCAACGCCAAGCCAGGCAAGATCGAGCGGGTCAGCATGGGGTGGCAGCCAATTGGCGCAGAGGACATCGTGTACGATCTGCTGTTCAAATGTCTTCTGCCTCCGATGGGAGATGGTCGGCCGAACTGGACGCCGAGCGAGCAAGCCGAGAAGCTGCTCGTAAAGCAGCCAGGATGGTTCCGCGAAATGTTCGCGTCGCAACCCCAGCTCAACGAGGATCTCGGCGAGATGATCGGTCGCTGGGCTGCCGGCGAGGACATCTCGTCGCCGGACTCGCGCGCCGCGACATCAAGCCCGAGAACGCCCCCGCCCCCCGCCGCATCCGTAGCCCAATCGCCACCTCCGCACAGCATGCTGATCGACCTTTTCGACGCGTGCACGACCAGCGAGATGTTCGAGGCGACTGAGAAAGAACAGCGCCTCCTGTGGGACGGCTTGCCGCGCGACGCCAAAGCCTCGGTCGCGAAGGCCAAGGCTGCTGCCGTCGAGCGAATCGAGGCCGAGCGCCAGAGGGCGAACAACGCGTAAACGAAGGGGTGATCTGATCAGGCGACGTCACGCCATCGCGTGAACCCCTGTCGCGTGGCAGCAGCGAGGCTCGCGGGACCGACGAGACCATCCACGGCGATCTGTTCACCGCGGTCTCGCAGTACCTGTTGTCGGAAGCGCGCCACGCTCAGGTCTTGGCCGGACTCGTAGTCGATTCCCTCGGCACCCCTGGCCTCGATCGCCGAGAAGATCGCGTCACCTGGATCGCCGCGCCCGCGGGCGATCGTGTTGTCGCGGTGACCGAAGACCCCGACGCAGTCAGGGCCGCCGAGCTGGACCCGCCGTCCGCTGTCGACGCGCTCCATGCGGCGCATCGGCGCAGCGTGATACGGAAAGTGGTACTGGAACGGGATGCCGAAGATGCGGCACAGCGCTTCGATCAGGTGCGCCGTCGCCTCGATTGTCGCCTGCCAGATCGTGCCGTCGTGCCCCTGTACCATCTCGATACCCATGCTCCAGTCGTTGCTACCCTCGGCGTGGTAGGCGCTCACGTAGCCGAGGTCAGCGAGGCACGCTACAAGTCCGGTGCTGTCGACCACGACGTGGGCGGCGCTGTGGCGCGGATCGGTCGCCCAGATGTCGGCGTAGCGTCGGCACTCCCCGCCTGGTCCGGATCCAGGCCGGATGACCTGTGGCCAGATCCCGCCGGTCGTGTGCACGATCACCTGCCGAATCCACCGCGTCTTGCGGATCGCGTAGTCGCCGCCAGCGAGGTACGCCCACTGCGGTCCGTTGCCCGGCGGTAGGTGCGGCGGAACGATGTCGAGGCCTGCGACCTGGACGATCTCGCCCCTGACGAGCAGCCCGGGCGTCACGGGGCCGCGTCCTGGTCAGCTCGATCAGCAGCGGTCTGGGCGTGGGCATGGGCGATCTGTGCGATCAGCTGATCGTGCGTGATCGCCCCGGCCGCGTGGCTGTCGAGCGCTCGAAGCCCGGCACCGACCGCCTCGAGACCCGCGTGCGTCGTGGTCCCGCCGATCCCGGTTGCAGCCTGGACGAGCTCAAGGAACGAGATCACCGCATCCAGGATCTTTGGGTCGGCGGCTCTGATCTTGTCGGAGATCGACGAGAGCGCGCTCATCGCGCACCGCCGGTAAGCGCGGCAACGTCGGCGAGCGCGTTCGCGAGGGCGTTCTTGGCCACCGCGAAGCCAGAGTCTCCGCTGGCGCCGCGCGCAGCGTCCAGCGCGATGGTAGCGGCGTCGAGCGCGAGCACGACCTTGTCGACGCGCGCCCTGAGTTCTGCCAGCGGAGCCGCGCGCGCCGGCTTGTCGGGCGTGCTTTCGATGATCGCCCTGGCGTGCTCGAGCTCGTACGTGCGCACGGCCGCGCGCGCGGTGAGGATTCCGGTGTCGATCGACGTGATCGTCTCGGCGTGGTCCTGCGACCCGCCGCAAGCGCTGGGGAGCGCCGCGACGATGCACAGCCCGAGCAGGATGCCGAGCGTGCCGGATCGGATCGAAGGCGGTCGGGTTGCTGTCGGATCAGCGCCGCGCACGGTCGGGTGCACCACGAGCGCGATCGCCGCGACCAGCGCGGTCATGATCCCAGAGCTCGGCGCGCCGTCGAGGTGCCACTTGATCACCGCGACCAGCACCATGCCGAGCCCCGTGATCGCGGCCAGCAGCCTGCCCTGCGCGAGCCAGTGCTGCCGCGACATGAACAGCTGCAGCCCGACGTTGGCCGCAACCAGCGCGCCCCACAGCGGTCCGTCGGTCACGAAGACGTCCCATCCCTCGCCCGCTGCCGAGACGAGCTCGGGCGTATGGTCGGTCGCGGCGTGCGCCGGGTGGAGGTGGCCGTAGATCAGTAGGACGACCGCAGCGATCGCGATCAGCTCGAGAGCTGACCGAACTACGTCGCTGGTCCGGGTGGACAGGGGATTTTCTGGCGTTGTGGTGTCGCTCACGAGATCTACGGTGATCACGCAGGTGGCGCGTTTGCAATCGGGCCCCTACGCGTGGCAGGGTGCCGCATGGCCGCACCGAACCTGAGCGACGTCATGGCACTTCTTGCCACGATCGAGCTCGAACAGCGGCAGCAGACGGCCAAGCTGACCGCACTCGAATACGGGACACAACTCATGGCGAACAATCTCGATACCCTACAGACAGCCCTCGAAGCCCTCAACGCGGCGACCTCGCAGGAGGCCGCGCTGATCACGGCGCAGAACGCGAAGCTGGACAAGGTCCAGTCGCTGATCACCGACCTCGTGAGCACCGCCGGTGTGCCGCAGGAGGTGCTGGACAAGGCGGCTGCGATTCAGACCGCGCTTAACGAAATGGTCACGGCCAGCACCGCGCAGGCGGCCCGTCTGGACTCGCTTGGCACGGACCCGCGCAACCCGGTACCGACCCCGCCGCCCCAGCTCTGATCAGCCGACAATCTCGCCGCCGAGCCGGTCGAGCGGCGTGTCACCATGGGATGCCATCCCCGGCGATCGCGACCGCTGGGATCGCGCACCACGCCGGGTCGAGCATCGCCAGTTCGCGCTCGCTCATCCGTCTCCTGGCGTGGAGCACAACGTCGCTGCGGTCCCGGCGCGTGTTGCCGGAGCCGACGCCAGCCAGCAGATCGCATACGATCTCGCGAACCAGGTGGCGCGCCTTGAGACCGCACCGCCCCCACGGTCGCATCGTTATCGACACCGCGTCGCGCACCGCAATGCTCGCGTGCCACACGGGCACGCCGCCAAAGGCGTCCGCTCATTTGTTGACAGTGAGGGCCGTCGTTACCGAAAGCGAGCCCACCTGCATCGCTCGCCAGAACTCGGTCAGCAAGGTATCAGCCGGTGTGGCGCACGGGTTACGGATTGCGATCAGCTGGCGCGGCGTCACAGGACAGCTCCGTGGTCGCGCAGCCACTTCAGGCGCTGCCCGATCTGCATGCGAGCGAGCGGCTGTGAGGTGTGCGCTCGCCAGTCGCCGGCCTTCCAGAGTACGCCCTGGCCGGCTCCGATAACCGCCCGCGCGTAGGACTCGCCCGCCAGGATCAGGAGGTGGCTGCCGTGGGATCTGCGGGTCGCCAGCATCGCCACCACCATGCCGCCCCAGCGGTGATGTTCGTCCTTCTGGGTGGGCAGGCGTTCGTCGTACGGCTCGATCACGTCGTCGAGACCCACAAGGTGGTGGCGCGCGGACAGCACGTAGGACGTCGCGGCGTTCCGCTCGGCGTAGTCGAGGCTCAGCCGGAACAACGGAGAGGTGTATAGGTACCGAGCCGCGCGCGCGGTCTTTGCCTTGGGCCCACTGCACGACACGAGAGCGATGGTCGTGGTCTTGTCGGCCACAGGTGGCTTGCCCTTGCCCTTCACGGCACCCTCCGGAATCCCGGCACGGCCGCCGCGATCGCAGCACGGTTGAGCGCCGAGTCGGCCTGCTCCTGTTCGCGGCTCCGCATCCGATCGCGGACGGCGCCAACGAGCGACTCGAGCTCGGCACGGGCGTGCTCGAGTGCCTTGGCGCGCCGGTCGAACTCGGCATCCAGGTCCTTGCCGGCCGCGATCTGGCCCTCGAGCGCCGCGATCGCAGCGGTGTCGCGGCGGCGCTCCTCGATCGACGCGGTGACCCGGTGCTGGAGGCCCGCGACGCGGCATTTGAGTTCGTCGCGCTCGCGCTCGATCACGCGGTACGCGCGCCCGAGTTCCTCGATCCTCTCGCGGTCCTGCGCGGCCGCCGCATGGTGCTCGGCGCGGGCGTTGACCAGCGCGGCCTCGACCATCGCCGCCGCCTTGGCTGGCCACGCTGCGAGCTCGGCGGCGCCGCGCGCGAGCAGAGCCTTGCAGCCGGCGACTTGCGCGCTGAGGTCCTCGATCCTGCGCGCGGGCTTCATGGCGCCTCCAGGATGTCGGAGTGCCTCGCCGCGGTCATGCCGGCGATCGCGGCGCGCTCGCGCTGGTCCGCCTCCATGGCGCGGTACGCGTCGCGCGCGTTGCGCCCCTGCTCGGTCACGGCGTAGGCCCGCGGTGGCGGACGACGGGTGCCGTTACCGCCGGGGCGC